TCACTTACTCCCTTTACTGATAATCCCCAGACGATGCAGCACGGTCATGATCCGGTAAAAATCGAAGCTGCCCTCAGGATCATGAAGTACTCCTGCCTGTTTTGCAGCTTGTACCGCCGGTTCCGCCCAAGACGGAACCTTCGCAGGCTTCTCCGTCTCCGCCGCCTTAAGCCTGGCATTCATCTGCTTGATGGCATTGCCCTGCTCGGTTAGCAGTTTCATTGCCGAAGCATACTGCTCGTTAAGCTGCCGAACCTGGTCCTGTGTTTTTTGCAGTTCTGCCGTTAATTGTTCGATTTTCATGCGTTCCTCCTCCTCCGGACTAGGCACATCATATTGATGGAGCGAATGCTGCTCCATAATGGAAATGAGCTTTTTGGGATAATTGGGGTCAGTGGCATAGCCACCTCTCCAAATCTCCGTGGCCGCCGTTTTATAATCCGCCCACAACACGCCATGGTAGCGCTGCGGCTTGTCACGCGTACCGTTCAGGATCAGCCGGGTATGATCGGCAACCGATTCATGCCAATGGTTGTATTTTCGAAATGAGGCTTGAGTCGTATAGGGCGTCTGTCCCCGGTATTCCGTTGTCTGCATGGTGACGCTGCCCGCCGGGCCGGTTCCTTTGATGCCGAACAGATTGTTCGCCTTTTGCGTCAGGCCGCTCGTTCCCCAGTTGGATTCCAGGATTGCCTGGGCAAGCGTAAGCGAAGCGGGTACCCCGTACTGACGCATGTCCTGAGCAGCTATGGGGGCCAGCTTGGCTATAAATTCAGAGGGCCTCATCCTTTTTCTCCTCCTTTCCTGCGGTTGGCTTTTCCCCTTCTTCGGATTTGATCTGGAATACCTGTACCACATTACGCAGAGACTGGGGGATCGGTACCCCCATTCTTCCTACGTTCTCAATAATAGACAGCAGCTCATTCGCGAGATAGAAGAAGATCACCGTATTCTGAAAATAATTCATCTCCCCCAGCACCCGGTCCACCAGATGCATCAGGGCGATGATGAGAAAAATGGTCATTTTGCGTGCAATTCCAGTATAACCAATACGGCTGCGCAGCTCGCCGTTCATCCAGGCCGCGCCCCACCCGGTCAACCAATCGATCACCACGAACCACAACAACAGATGCAGCGGCAGCGACCATCCGCCCCAGACGTACCCTGTCACGGCCCCCGTCCCCGCCACCAGCATCTTAAAAAACTGACCGATGTGCTCATACATAATTCTTCCTCCTTTGATAGGGTTTTGAAGGTGTGAAAAAGCCCTCGGGGGAACCGAGGGCTTGGATTGAAAACCTTATTTAAGCAGTACACCACTTCGCATGCGGATCATGCTTCCGATCGCTGTTGCCCCCAGATTTTTCTATAACTTTATGGATAGGGTTAAAATCCGTGGACAAAGGCGACCGCTCCGCTTCTCCAGCACGATTCCGCCTTCTCCGTTGAAGCTTCTTCTCATGTGAGGCCATTCAAAGCAGCGTTTAGTATGCCTCGCCAGTGATGACTTCATATTCATCCGAGGTGATCACGCCAAACGCAACATACTGTCTCAATTGAGATTTCTGCGCCCACTTCTTGTCATAGTAATACTTCAAGCGTTCAAAATCGTTCTCGAACATCGTCTCCCGCTCCTTTCGATCAGCTATTTTCAAGTGACAGCAACCGCAATTCAAGTCCCACGATTTGAGCGCCCTGTGCCTCGTTCTGCTGACGCAGCTCCAAGGCCTCCAATTCCCGCGTTACCATCTCGCTACCTAAGCGATCCATTTCATTAGGCTCTACTGGTTGGGGTCTGGTTAGCTCCTCGATTTCCTCTGGGGTTAGGCCTTCTACCCAAAATATCGGCGGAGCCGGAGACTCCAGAACCGGCATGTCGCCGCGCTGCTCTTCCGGGAGTACATGCCATTTAGACAAGGCTTGTTGGAATGAATCTTGTGCTGCGCTTACGGCAGACTCGTATGCATTCCAGGCTGCGAGATCAAAGCGCGGGCGGAACAAACCGGGAATAACCGGAATGCCGATGATGTAGCCGGAGATGTTGGATTCTGGTTCGTTGGGCGCTTCGCCTTCTGGTTGAGTTACGTTTTCTGCTGTCGTTAGCACATCTAATATTCCTTGTTCCATGTTGGAATAAAAAGGGACGACACCAGAAAAGGTATCGTCCACTAGGGTGTCCTCTAAATAGAGGCCGTTTGTATTTACTTTGGGAACGGCTTTCATGTGGTGCCTCCTTTATTGTTCGGCTAGGAATGGTGGTAAATACAACATTACTGACGTGTTGTAGGCATTTGATGAGAATATTACATCACCATTAGGATTAATATCGATGATGGTTGGGTATGGAGCAGTCCCATTTAAACATAGTGTTGGGAATGATAAAATTTTTATTGGTCTATAACCTGGGGGTAATTTTGCAATTACTGTCCCCACGTTTCCAACTCCCCCGGTAATAAGCCCTCTCCCATGTACAAAACCTTCAGAGTCTTTAGAGAAACCAAAAGTAAAGTGAGTACTGGAATTAAATGCATTCCAACCATTCAAAAGTGTCGGCGTTATCCATACAACAGAAGCATCTTTATCCACCTTCTTATTCATCAACACGGATACAGCAGTCGCTTTCTGCTGCACGGCATCGGTCAGTTCTTGGAGCATGACCTTTTCGTTGGCAGCGTACGATCCGCTAAATGAGACGATTGGCGACTTGTCCAGAGTCAAGTATGTGACAGAGTAGGCTGCTGCTGGATCGTACCTTCCGCCGCCTACCATGTACAGTCGCTCTATACCATACGCATATGGAGCATGGCGTTCAAAGGTCCACGATGTGTTATCGGTCATCCCGTTCTCGTACACATACAGAAATTTATCAACTTTCATTTTAGTTTTGGAAATTTCCTCACCAGGATAAGTTGAGTTAATCACTGTATTACCATTACTCGGTACCCTGTACGGTTTCACACTCTCCCGAACCACAATCCCCGTCCCAACTTCGATCTGATTATCGCCTTCATTAAACTTCAGCATGCCTTCGGATACGATAGGCTCGACCGTTGGCGTTGCTAATTGGTAAACGAGTTGATAGGGGGTCCATTCCACAGCGGGTGTTGTTGGAAGAGTCGTGGTCCAGTTGGAACGGTTCCCCACCAAAGATTGGACTAAATTAACCCATGCTTTTAATCCAGTTCCATTGTAAGGAACTCCGGCGCTACCGCTCCCGTCATACATCTTCCAGCCCATAAAATACGCCCTAATCTCGTCGGCTGTCGGCGTGTAGTTATCACCCCATCCGCTGTCTGTGTCGGATACGACAATCTGAATTTTATTCTGATAGGCAGTATTCAGTAAAAAATCATCAAAAGTATTAAGGGCATTGTTTTCAATCTTGTATTTCATTATTTTACCATCGAACTTGGTCATAAAGGCAGGAAGAGCTGCATTAGTACGGCTGCCGTCCGGAATGACGGGCTGTATATAAACAATTTTGGCCCCTCTTGGTACATTCCCTTGATTTATGGGGATTACAAAGTTGCCAATTAAGTTATCAATTACAACATGTTTCCACTTCGCCAGTTTGAAATACTGCCCGTCCTTCTCGAACACCTCGTCAGCATTCGCATCTGTCAACGGATCAGCGAATAAGTCCGTTTGCAGCGTGAGTATACAGTCTTCACGTGGTTTGTGTGTTCTAACCGTAGCTCCGAGATTAAGCGTAATATCTTCGACAACATAGTCACCAACAGCTGCATCTTGTGGTGCTACAATACGAACCTCCATAGTTTTGATGTTTGCTGGAGTAGCAAATGTATCTGTACCAGTACCTGTTCCGCCGACAGAGGTTCCAGGTGTGTCTAACACATACAAACCAGCTTCATCGTAACCCAGTACATCAACGTACACCCCATTATATTTTTCAATGCCATTATGAGTAATTATCGCACGGAGTGTATATTTTGTATTAGGTATAGCGGGGATGAGATTAGAGCGGTATTCTACTACTGTTTCACCTGTAGCTTTGACCAAAGCCGAATATTCCGATAGCATTTTCGTTGACCGTTCCACTGTGCCTTCAAAAAGTGTGGGAGCCAAATTCTCTCCGTACCGGATCGCATACGGATTTCGTACAGGCGTTACACTATTAACATAAGGATATTTAATATTTCTTTGCTCAGGGGAAAGAGTTCTAAAGATAGTATCTTCTACTTGTGAAATTTCATAAAAACTAATATTTTTAATATCAAAATTTGCTGTTGCAAATACTCCGGCAGCATAACATGTACCAATAATAATGTTTAAAGCATTATTAGACCCTACTTTAATAGTATGATAAACTCTTTGCCATACTCCAATTTTAGTTTTATCAGCATCTGTTGCTCCTTCAACAGTACCTCCAACTTTAATCTGCCCTGTACCAGAAATACTGTTTATTTTAACATCTGCAGATATCACATAATATTTTCCAGTATCTATACTATAATGTGAGTTACTTACCTGCTTATAAACTATATATCCTTCATTTGTATTTTTAATATCTACATTAATAGTATCAGTATTATTATAAATTGAGTTAACGGCGACATTTAAAGTTACTATAGAAGGATCATTATTAGATACATAAGATTTTCTCCCAGCCAAATTCACCAGCGTCCTACCCTTAATTCCACTCAGCTTAAAAGGCGCGCTCCGCTCCGCGTTCACGATCTGAAGTCCCGGCTGGAGCACGACTTCCCTGCGTTCTTCTGTGTCCAGGCGCTTTTCCAAAGCGTCGATGGACGCACTGGTTTCACCCGCGAACCGATCTACGGCATCCGCGTTCTGATCAATATACTTCTCCAGATCGAAATACGTCGTGGACGGCGAGGTTCGATCAATTTTGTTCAACCCGATATTCGGCGTAACCGGATTCGTCATTTAGGCTCCTCCTCCCAACAATCTGTCTTGTGTCGTTGCTGATATTTCCTCGAACGTCATGCCCTCCACCTCGGCGATGGTAAGATAACGCAGGGCGTAATCAACCGCCATATGGGCGGGTTTGATCTCCTCAATGGCCGATTTCAAATCGCTCAGATTTGGCGGAATGCCCAGCGTATCTCTAAAATGAATCGTCACTTTATACTCCGCCCGCTGGACGGATACCTCGATGCTGCCCCGCTCATAGGCTTGTGCCACACTTTTGAGCATGCTGGCAGACACCTTCCCGCTCCCCCGCATTTTCGAGATAATCACCGACCGCCGCTGTTCAATCGGCTTGGATAAGTTGACCGGGATGTTCAGATCCTGCTCATACCTGGATAGCGCCCAAGTGGCGGTTTCGGGATAATACTGATCCAACTGATCCTCCAGTTCTTGCGCCAGCTTGTCCAACTCAGCCCCTTCGGCTCCGGCAATGGCTTTCATTTCCCGAACATCATGGTAAAAGGACGGCAAGTAACCCAGCCAAGCTTCAGCTTTACTCATCGGACCGTCACCGTCCCCAGGACAGCTACCGCTTCCTGTTGGATCGGAATGCTGTCCGTTCCTCCATTCACGGTCAATACCTCGTAGTCGATGACAGCCGGAATATCCAAAATCACGTTGGCGATTCGGTTATACCGGACCAACGGGTCGGACATCGCGAGGTCTTTCAGATACTGGCGCACGCCTTGCTCAATCGCTTCCTGCACACCATCCAAGCCGGCCCCATCGAGCAGCGTAACCTGCACTTCGATATGGACTGGCACTTCAGCAGCTCCCACAACGGTGACCACCGAACCGACGGGAGCCGCCCCTTCTCCCATGCCATCCATGGTCGGATCGATATGCTGCTGCACTGATTCCACTACGGAAGGCGTAGGCGAACGCATCTCGTTATCCAGCAGCACCACCTTGACCGTGCCGGGTCCGTCCCATAACGGAAAAGCCTTGGCCTTGCCGACCCCGGCTTTCTCCCTCGCCCATAACTCATACTGATTCCGGTTCGCGCTGGTCACGGGCCGGGAGACTTTTTCGCGGTATCGGTCATATAACGCTTCATCCGATTCGGTGTCTTCGCCAGGTACCCAGAGCTCCACCAGTTCGGCCTTAACCAAACCTTCTACGTATTCCAGCGGAAGCAGCGAACCGAATCGACGGTTGCCTTCCTTCCCGCTTGTCTCGCATTCCAGCACATACTGCCCTGCACCCAGCCGGGTCATGACTTTGTAATTCAGCGGATCCAATGAAAAACGGCTCCCTATGGGCACATCCACCGGGGCGCCGTTACTGCCCGAAAATTGCCCCAGCAGCTGTGCTTTTGTAGCCTGCTTTCGGGTCAGTCCCGACCAGGCAATGCTCCGATCCAAAAATTCGCCCGATGCCGTAGCGGCAAATTTCAGGTTCATGGAATACTCCAATTCCACATACATCTGGGCAAGCTCAGCCGCAGAAGGTGCCAACGCATCGTAGATGATGCTGCCCTCTCTTTTGTCCATACCCTCCGGGATGCGATCCAGCATCCGCTCCAGAATGGCTTCATACGTCTGTTCCTCAACCATCCTCCCTCACCTCCTTGGTCATACTGTAAGTGCCATACACGCTTCGGACCGTAAACTCTGCCATGGCCAACTCGCCCGTAAACGTAATGTTCATGTCATCCACTGACAACACGCGATCATCCTGCAGCAGCGCTTCCTTGATATGCCGCTCGATTTCAGCATAGGCCCACAGCGGGTCGCGGCCAATGACGGAGTCCAGCTCCTGCCCATAGTTGCTGCTGTAGATCAGATGCTCAAATCGGCGAGTCTGAAGGATTTTGACGACAGCCTGTTTAACGGCCTCAAGCCCGTCAATGTGACCGGAGATCGTCCCTACCTCCAGATTCAAATCATATGTCAAACTAGGCTGCTCCAAGGTTTCGACGATCTCGCTACCCGGCTGCAGCGTTCCTCCTTGCGGGATCATGACGGCTTCACCAACCGATCCAGCACGAGATACGTTTGCCCGCCCTGGTAACGTATGAGCAGCACCGTGTCTCCCGTTTCCAGCCCTTTTCGAATCACATATTCCGCGCCGCCAATGTTCAGCTTGTACTCGGTCATCGACTCTCCGATAACTAAAAAATCCTCCGTCAGGCTGAAACGCTGATCCACGTTCACCTCCAGAGGATGGATTGATGCGACTGTGCCGTACAGCACCGCCATCGGGTTTGTGCTACCCACGGCGCTGAGACTGGCTTTTTTGATAATATCCAGCATCCCTGCTTACACCACCTTCATATTCAGCGACATCGTGTGCGTACCGTTCGAGAATTTATGCGTACACTCATCGATGAGATACGGCTTCAAACCTTCTTCCGGCAGATTCACATAGATCGTGTTTCCGGCACGGACCCGTATATCCCCGATAGCCTCGATCGACAGCGTCTGCTGCTCCCTGTTCTTCAGCTCCAGCAAATTTTGCGCTAACTGCTTCAACTGAGCGGGATTCATGTTCTCGTCAGCAACCTCGTATAACTGGAGCAGGCCCCACTGGGCAATGTTTTGTCCGTGCTGATATAGGTAAACGTCCCGCTTGCCCGTCTGCTTGTTGTCCCGCACGACTTTGATGCGGTTGTACGTCTCGTTGTCGATGCTTTTTTTATATGAAAAATCCGTCATGAGGCTGTCTTCTCCCACCGCAAGCATGAGCAGCATGTCATTGATGTTGGTCAACGTCAGTTCGCCGTACCGGTCGTAAAACATATAGTACTGCTTGGTCGCGATCAACGTGGAATCCAAGGCCTTGCAGATGATATCGATCAGTTTCTTGTCTGCTTCCAGCATGGCAGGGATCGTATGGCCCGTATCGGCCAGCGTTCCTGTCTTCAGATTGAAATCCTTGGCGATCTTCCGGATGATATCCTCCACCTTGGCATTCGTGAATCGGTAGGTGTCGTTGCTGGACAGGTAGCGCAGCTGATCGTAAGCCATCACCTTAACCTGGGCGTCCATGCCCCACTCTTTGGAAAAAACATACCCATAAAACAGTTCCTTGTTATCCTTGCGGAAGCGCACAATGTCGCCGTTCTCCACTTCGAATGCCTTGCTCTGCGCCAGGCCATCGTTCACATAGTTGATATCCAGACTTGCCGGCTTCGCCTGACGGCTTGTTTTCCATGTGATGTCGGTTACGATCTGCCCCAAATCCCACACGCTTCCGTTCTTGCGGTCAATCATCAGTTCGATCATGGCGCCACCTCTTTAGGGAATTTTCAGAACCCGGCCGACGGCCAGCTTCCGGACCTCATGGTCCTTGATTCCATTCAGTTTTTGGATGTCCGCATGACGGGAACCGCTGCCGAGCAGCTTTTGGGCAATACTCCACAAGGTGTCGCCTTTGGCAACCTTATAGGAGGTTGGTTTTTTGCGGTCATCCGGCCTGTCTTTGTTTTTCACCGCAGCGGCCTTTTTGTCCTTAACCGGCATAACCTTGCGTGCCCCATAGAACACATAGCGCTTAAGCGTGATCGAGAACTCGATATCTTCCGGCGATCCGGACATTGTATTCCAGTTGAAACTTTCGATGGAGGCCGCCATGTTGATGCCAAAAGACTTCATCGCCCGCACCACATTCTTGCCATCCGTAACGCTCAGCGGATCGGGAACAAGCCCCGTCATAACAAAGCGAATAGGCCTTCGAGACTCCATCCAGCCTTTAATGGTATTTACGTAATCAATCGGAAGCTTCAGCTTCTGGTCAGAGCCTAGATGGACAAAGGGGTACACCCTACCCGGAAAAAAGCTTTCAAACGAGATCTCCGTCAGCTTTGGATGCAGAATCGCATTCACTTCGCCAAGCCCCGCGACCGTATAGGATTTGCCTTCACCGCTATCCTTGATGTCAATCCGCTCAGGGTTCACCGGAAATCGAAAAACCTCCTCCTGGTTATTGAAGCTCAGAAAAAAACCGTAATCGCTCATGCTACAAATACACCCCCTCGGCACTGGACACAAACTGCTCCTCCAGCGTCCGGTTAATTCTCGACATGATCGTATCCAGATCGGCCCCGGAATTAATATCTCCCGTCGTCATCTGCACAGTCGGCGTCAGGGTGATCATATTGCTGATCGCATTCACTTCCGCCAAATCGCGCATCACCTTTAGATCCTCACTTGCCACGTCCACCGAGTTATCCACTTTACCAATGGAATCGATGCTGCCGCCCGCAGGGGCTACCGGGATTGGGGCCGTTGGCATGGCGGGCATGGACGGGGTTGGGGTGGTTTTCGGAACGGTAACATCGTATCCGGTTTTGCCGTTGTTGTATTGTTTTAAAAGATCCTCGTTGTTCTTGCCCAAGTTCTTATCCGGCATGAATTTATCCTTGAAGGTATCCATCGAAAAATCTTCTATCGCTTTCTGTCCCGTATCCTTAAAATTCGTAAAGTCTGCTTTATACTCAATCTCGGCGATTTGCTTGGTATCTACGCCTAGAACTTTACCGAAAAAGCCCGCTACCGCGTTCACACCTTTAATGATCCCGTTAATGACGGAAATGACCGTGTTGACCGTGTTTTGCGCCAGATCGACAATGAAGCCGAACACGTTACTAAAGACCTTTTTCAGTCCTTGTGTGACTACACTCCAAACACCGAATGCTGAAATCACGGCGATAATTAAAGCAATTAAATACATAAGTGGATTCGCATTAATAATCATATTAAGAATCCTCATTGCTCCGGCTTGGATGCTGGTTGCTGCCGTTAAGAGATTCGTTTTCATAGCTGCAGCTAGTTGAGCGGCTCCATAACCTAAAGCAACGATTCTACTGGTTATTAGCCCAATATTGAGGATTCCTAGTAATACAGCTGCAAACGTAATGATGGGCAGTAACCCCATAAATATGCTGATAACGTTCCAGATTGCCATTCCTACGCCAGAAATCGCACCTTTAATAAATTCCCATGCCGGTGGCACCAGTTCTGCAATCCACATAAACACTTGGACCAATACAGATAACCCAATTGTTAAAGCATCAATGAACGGCTGAAATGCTCCTGATTCAAATGCGGCACTTATCATTTCCATTAACGGCATAATGGCTGCCAAAGCTCCAGTTCCAATCTGAACAAACGAGTTATCCACTAGTCCCAGCAGCTTCTGCCACTTGTTAACGGGAGAATCCATCATTGAGCCTAATGCTTCTTGCGTCATGCCGGATTTTTGAAGCAGCTTATCCATGGATGAGAGAAACGCAGTAAAATTGCCCTTAGATGAGGTAATTTCCGCATTGAAACTTTTGATTTGGGCATCAGGAATATTAAAATTTTTCGCTAAAGAACTAGTATCTCCGCGCATTGCACTCATAATTGCCTCTGTTGCATCTTTAGAACTCTTGTTTCCTGACGACATCATGCTCATTCGATCGGCAAAGCCAGTAAGCTGCGTGAGTTGATCCGAATTTTTGGTTGCCGACATAAAGGTCAGTGCGTTTTCTAGAGATTGATTAACATCCGAGCCCGTCTTCAGCGCATTATTCTTAAAAGTCTGAAACATCGCAGTTCCCACTTCCGCATTACCTGCTTTTACTTTAAATAGATCTTCTAGCTTCTGTTCCTGAGCAGCAGGAGCAATAGTCGCCTTGACGACAATTTCTCCCGCTTTATATGCCGATTTGGCAAATTTTAAAGCTTTGCTGAGGGCGCTCGCTTTCTTTTCGCCTTCCCCCATTTTTTGATTCATTTGTTCGATGCCATCCACAACTTTTTCGGTCATCTGAAGCATTTTTTCTTTATACGAGACAGATTTTGCCGTTGAACGCGTTAATTTTTCTTGCTCTTCCTTAGCCTTAGTAATCTGTTTGACAACCTGTTCGTATCCCTTTTCAAACTGCAGCCATTGACCAACCAACACATCATTGGCCATGTTGTTAAAGTACGACAGCGCATCCTTTACACTCGCCATTCCTTCACCCCCTTCTTCTACAACCTATCTCCGCTTCCGGACTCGCTCCAGCTTCTCCTTCTCCACCCGCATCGAGATCATGGCATAGATGGCGGCCCGTTCCCGGACCGACATCGCCATGAGCTGGTGAGGAAGGATGTGCAATTCGTGGAGGGCGTAGTACGCATAGTTCGCGTCTCCGTCGCCCTCTTTGATTAGTTTTTTACATCATCCACCAGATCGTTCATATCGCGGTCAAAACCGTTCAGGGCTTGCACCCGCTCGCCAAGCGCGGCGAACTCGCCGGGCAGCAGCATTTTGCGGAGCAGGGATTCCGCACCGAGCACGCCGTAGGATTTTTGCAGCTCGCTGTTTTTCAAATCCGGGTAAATGACGCTCGATACCATCAGCTTCGCCATATAGTCGTTCGGGTCGATTTCCGGCGTGAAGACGCCATTCTTACCCTTGACCTTACGCGTAGCCGCTTTGCGGCACTCCTGGTTCTCCTCCTCCGTGATGCTGCGCAGCTTCCAAGGAACGGGGCTCCCTTCTGCGTTCTTAAAACGAACAGAGACCACGAATTCCTCCGTGATCTCCGCAGACGACTGCCCAGCAAAAAACATACTAAAATCGCTCATATTCCTTCCTCCTCATATATGAATAAGTATTAAGCCAATGGGTTAAACGGCGTCTCAATCCGCACATTCTCAAACGTGAAGGCCACTTCTTCCTCCAGTGCCTCCGCTTCCGTGTCTAGAGATGCCATAATCACGCTGTCCAGGTTGACCCCTTCCAAAATCACCGTCTGACGTCCCGTCGACGAGCCCGGATCCTCGTTGCGCACTTCGATCATGAAGTAGGCGTCTTTGCCGGTCTGAATGTATTCCATCATCAGCTCGCGGAACAGCGTGGTCACGTAATAAATGGTCATCGTGCCACTGCCCTTCCAGCCAATGGCTTTGTGCTGCACAGCGCGTTGGCCCATCGTTTTCAGCTCAGCTTTTTCCTTCTCCACCGTAGCTTCCAGTGTTTTAATGTAGAACATTTCCTCCATACGGTCGCCAATCTTGACGAATGCCTTGCCCTCTTGCCCCGAAATCGTGTCGCTTGCCCGCAAAAATGCCATCTTAGACCACCTTCACTTTCATGTATACTTTTTCAATCGCATCCACCGGCTGTACCTTGATATCCACAAACAGCACATCGCCTTCCGTGCCCGGCGTCACCACAATATCTTCGTTCGCATCGAAATTTTGGATAGCCCCGATGTTCTGCAAAGACGCAAAATACGCCGCGCATTCCGCCCAAAACAGCGTCCGGCCATCCACATTGTTGTCTACCTTCCCGATATAGGACTTCTCAAAAATCAGCTTCAAATCATTCGCAATGCCATCCAGGACGCGGACCACACGGTTTTTGGAAAAATGGCGCGCTTTGGCCGGCTCAATCGATGTAAAACTGTTAATATCCTGCTCGACCACGGCCTTGCCGCCGCTGTAGCTGAACAGGAACTCGCCCTTCGTCAGCGCTTCTTCAATCTCCGTATGGCTAAGACGAACATCGGTATCCACCGCTTCATCGTAAGCCGCATACGTCAAGGATTCGTTGACCGCTGCCGCTGCCGTGGCTCCAGTGACCCAAGCGACCGCCTTGACCTTGTCCACGACGGAGCCGTCAGTGAGAACAACGCCATTTTTCACGGAGATGACGCCTTCATAATCCGCTGCCGGATAGTCAGACAATACAGCTTGGACCTTCTTGCCTTCCTGCTCACGAAGTCGCTTGACGAAAGCGGTATACAGAGACTTGAGCGTTGGGTCTCCAGACAACAGGCCAACGGTCTGGAAGTCTTGGACCTCAAGCGCGGCAAGAAAGTCCACATGCTCTTGGTTCGTTACAGTGCCGTTAGCGCCGCCTGTCAGTGCGAATCCTGCCGTTGCGGCCAAATCGCCGGTATCCGGCGCGAAGGTTACATACAGGTTCGGCTGCAGTTCGGCTGCACTAGCTACAAGCTGCTTGTCCACAGCTTTGCCACTCAGCAGCGTGCTGACCACAAACTTGCCTGGATCATCCACCGCGTTCTCAACAACGATCTGGATGTCATTCCCACGCTCTCCGCCGTAAAGAGCGGTTGCTTTCAATCCGGCCACAGAACTGGCCGCCTGTACGCCGCTGTTCAGACGGTACAACAGAAGTGTGCCAGCACGCTTGAGGGTTTCTTTTACCGAAAGAAGCTGCGGTGCCGTGATATCATAACCCAGCACATCAACCAGATTGGTACCTGGTTTGATCGTCAGAATCTTTTGCGGCTCTCCCCATGGAAGGGACAAGCCCAGTGCGGCAATCCCCCTTTCACCTACTCGCCCGATCGGCTGCTCCTGCGATGAGATTTGGGTGTAAACGCCTGGTCTTACTTTGTTGGGTGTTGTCCATGTTCCTCCGGCCATTTAGATGACCTCCTTTTTCAAAAATGTGGTGAGTTGCTCTTTCGCTTGCTGAACGGTGTACGTTTTGCCCACTTCGAGAATGGCGCTAAGCACATCCTTTTCGCGATTACTAAATTGATTGGATTGTACCAGCTGGTGTTTGTTGAACGTCGGTGCTGTTTCTTTTTTACTCATTTCAAACCGCCTCCCTGTTTCAATGTTTGCATCTTGCTTTCCGTTTCGACCTGATCGGTCGTCAGCTGAATGACGTACTCTGCACGAAAATATCCTTCTCCCGATGTCCCATCATTCCCCGTTGGCTGCTCCCAAGCCACTGATGAGGCGCGGCATGGACGGCCTTCAACTTCAAGGGTTGTTAAGCTTTCCAGCATCTTATCCATGATCATTGCTACCGGCTTCTCTGGAACCGGAACGTAATAGATCTTGAAACGAAAACGAGCCGCATATCGATTGGTCGATATCGGCTCGAACTCGGCTAGGGTTAGCTCGGTTTGGAAGTATGGGGCTGGTGGTAATGGGTCGGCATCCTCTTTGAAGATGAAGGGGATGTCGGGAAAGGAGATGGTAAGTCTAGTTGCCAAAGAGAGGCGTATATTTTGTGTAGTCATAGTCGCTCCTTTCAAAGTATGATCTCCCATCCATATATACTTCTTTCATTAAAAAACTCATTCTTCCCTTTTAGATATCAAGAATAGTAAATATCTGATTCGCACCCTGCGTTATAATCTACACTCGTTGCTCCATTAATAACTTGGTGCCATAATCTTAGCTTAACTGGGCCCGCATTAGTATCGAAGTTCTCTGGGATATTATTAATACTAAATGGAAACGGATATACTTCATTTGAGATATCGTTAACTTGAGTCAAAAACTTTCTCGATGAAAAATCTAAGATGGTCATAAACAAATATTTTGTACTCCACTCGCTTGAGCTATACTGTGATGAATAAGCTTGTACTAACGGTATTCCAGTACCATTAGCATCAACTATCTCAAGAGTAACCCATAAGTTAATACCAAGTGCCTGTACAGAAATTTTTGAACGATTGTATTGTGTACCGGGCTTACTAAAAATCGAGATGTAAGAAATACCTTTTGGTAATGTAGCAATATCTGAGTAACTCCTTATTACACTTGCTGTCCCACTATCCCTAAACGATGTTGTAGTACTTCCCTTTTGACTTGGTCTAAGTGTTCCTGCGACACCCAGTAAACTTCTACCTTCTCGAATATTCTCAGGGATAAAATCTAAAGCTGGTGCAGTTACCCAAGTACTCCCGTTATAATAACCAGCTGGTGGCCTGATAAATGCTCGATCCCCCGTCCATACCGTTGTCTCTAGCCCAGGCATGTGGTTGTTCTCGGCACTCCGATTCGGCATCGTCCCTACAACCCCATTCCCACTACCATTACTAAACGTCCTCCCCGCCAGCACATCCCCAGCTGTCGCGTTCCCCGTCGATTTTATAATCCCCGCCATCTTAGCAACCAGTTGCGCCCAGCTTTCGCTCGTGGATGCCACTACCCCAATGGAGTTGAGCGCGGCAACCACATTGGCTTTTTGCTCAACTCCAAGCTGCTTTCCCGCGAGCGCCTCATCATAAGCCGCCTTCACCGCCTTCTCCGTTGCCGCCACATTCTCCCTCGTCCCATTCGTGGCACTGGATAGCTGCACAATACCCTTCTCTGTCAACGAAGCTTCCGGAATATCCACATCGATATTTCCGAGCTCCTCCCGGACCTGCCCCACAGCCTCATCAACCTTATCCCAATTTTCATTCAGCATCGTCTCGATGTTAAAGGTCTCATTGCCATCCACCATCGGGTCTTTCTTTAATAGTCCTAAATTCGGTGTGTTACTGGACAACTCAAACACCTCCTGCAAATTTGTTTAACGGCGTCTGCCCCAGCTCGCCCAAAGTCATCACGTCATGAATATCGCGTATGAGCAAGTAGTTGAACGCATACGCCACGGCCAGATGCGCCGGCTTGATCTCCTCGATCGCCGACTTCAAGTCCTCCAGATTCGGCGGGATGCCGAGCGTATCCACGAATTTAACCGTAAAGCCCCATTCCTCGGGCTGAAAAGATACCTCGACCGTGCCGCCGTCATAAGCCTCCGCCACATTTTTCACGAGTGCTCCGGAGAAGGTCCCGGCTCCGCGCAGCTTGGACTCCAGCACCGCCCGCCGCTGCTCGATCGGCTTGTTTCGGTCGGTGGGAATGCCAAGCTCCATCTCCCAGCGCTCCAGGCCCCAGGTTGCTGTACGGACAAAAAACTGGTCTGCGGCTGAGTTCAGCGCCTGGTAGAGTGCATCCAGCTCGCTGCCCTTGGCATCCATATCGGACTGCATGACACGGGAAGTCTCGTAATAGGCCGGAAGATAAGAAAACAGCTCGCGACCGCGCAAGCTGTTCATTCGGGCATTATTCACTTACGCTCACCGTCCCCAGCACCGCGACCTGACCGGAGCCAATTTCGATGTTTTTCTGCTCGGTATGGCCGTTAATGGTCAAATCCGAGTAGTCGACGATAATCGGAATGTCCAGCAGTACGGCTGCAATACGAGTGTATCTTACCAACGGATCTTTCCTATTAAAAGCAATCTGCTGTAAATACGCCCGAACACCGTCCTCGATCAGCTTCCGAATTTCTTCCATCGTCGAAGGCTGCTCCTGTGTACGCTGCACTTTGACGGAGATATCAATCGGAACCTCCGCCGCGGGCATCACGGTGATAACCGGTCCCGCTGGTGCTACGCCTTCTCCCTGTCCATCCTGGGACGGGTCAATGTGCTGCTGAACGGTATCCACGATATCCTGGCTTGCTGCACGCTTGTCCGTATCCAGAAGATAAAGCCCAACGGTGCCGGGCCCTTTCCACAACGGTGCCACTTCCACACCGCCAACGCCGGCAATCTCATTGGCCCACTGCATGTACTGCGCTTTGTTGCCGCTCGTTCCCTGACTTCGGACTTTGGCGTAAAAACGCTCCAGGAGCGACTGGTCGCTTTCGGTATCCGTCCCGCTCCGCGTCGGTTCCGGGTTCGTAACCGATGTTACGCCGCTGACCGACGTCATCATCAGCTGAATGACGCCTGCAGGTACATTGCCGCTGCTGCCCGGCGTAACCGCGCGGATTGGCGCCGTGCCGATACCCATGTCATTCAGCGTTACGCCTGACGTGGTCACATACTCCACGGAGGACTCCCCGGAGCCCTCATCGGCTGGCGTAGCGACATAGGTTCCGGCAGGCACGGTCGTCCCCGGCTTCCCCACAAACACAACGCTGCCGGATGAAGCGACCGCTTCCCGCCGGGTAATCCCATGCTCTGCCGTCCTCAGATCGAGTTCGGCAGACCGGATATCCGGGTGATCGCTTGCCACCGTGCTCGCAAAGCCACGACGCAGCAGCTCCTGCGCCCACAAGGCAGCCTCAGACAGCATAAACGCAACCGGCGCCTGCGCATCCCAAATAAAAGAGCCCTCCGACTTGTCGATGTCCGAAGGCACTTTGTTCAGCATGCGGTTCATAATGTTCTCTTCCGTCTGATCCAACAAATATAACGGCAAATCTGCCATCAGATCACCACGCTTTCTATGATTTCCGTCTCATCCCGAACGCTCGTAATACGGCAGCTGAAACGGCAGGCTTCTCCTTCCCATTCAAAAAGAAATTGATCCACGCTCTCCGTCCGTGCGTCCGCCAGCAGCGTCTCGGTTACCATGCGCTGAATTTCGCTCTCTTGCAGAGATCGGTCGTAGCCTTTGCCGACCAGCTCCTCCAGCTCGCTGCCGTAATCGGGCGTATAGATCAAATGGCGGTAACGCGGCGTACGGATCGCTTTTTCGCACCAGATGACCCAGGCTTCCTTCTCATCCGCAACCGGAATCTTCCGGGTGGGAGTCATCACGAACTCGCCGGCTTCAAAATCATACCGCCAGCACCGTCCAAAAACGGCACCTTCACCCTCCAGTACCTCCGGATCCGTGGCATCCGTCCAAACCATATCCTCGTTTTCGGGAAACAAATTAGCCACCGCTGCTCACCACCTTGCATACAACCACCACGTCATTGCCGCTGTTGACCCGAACGGCCAGCACGCGGTCCCCCGGTTTCAAGCCTTTTCCCAGCTCAAAAAGGGTATCTTCGACTTCATTTTCTTCCACATCAAATGTCATTTCCTGCTGCTGTCCTCCCAAAGTGGCGGTACCAACAGCCGTATAACGGGGTAAGGACAACATTCCAGGCAGCTCCGCCACCATATAGTCCTGCAGCTCATGCTTGAAATCATCCAGCTTAAGTCCCGTCGAGGTTATCGTGCCGAGAACGGCCCCTACACCGCCCATGGCTTGACGGGTTTGCTTGTTTAATGAAGCATATAAGGAGGACGCCAATTGTCCATAGGGGTCTTTATTCAAGGTAAAACCTCCTTTTTACATCGTCATAACTCCCCAGCTCCAGCATCATGCTCCCGGGGTTTCCCAGCTCCCGGCTGACGGAAATCACGAGCAGCTTCATCGAGCCAAGCATTACCGCATCTCCGGCGCGAATCGTATTGACATCAGGTGCATTAAGGGAGATCGTCTCCCGGATCCCCCTCAGTTTGCTTCGGGCCAGCTGGCGGGCAGCCGCAGGCGACTTCACTTCATCATCCTGAATGATCGCTTGGAGTTGACCGTATTTGGCGATATCCTTCTCCTCAATGGCCATTACCTTGGAAGGAACCTCTTGCCCGGTCTCGCTGGCGGCTGTCGCCAGCACCTTGACCTTGGTCGCCGCGCCCTCCAAAGTCCGCGATTGCGTGGTATCCGTGATAGCCTCCAAGATGTAGACTTCTTTGTTCGTTCCCAACTCATACAGCTCAAGCCCTGAAGAGATCATCCGCGGATGATACAGCTTGCCGCCGGCTTTGGCCGTCTCCCGCAAATCAGCGAACATACTGGCATAAATCGACTGCGTCCGGTAAACGGAACGCCCCAGCTGCTTCTCGGTATCCGGCAAAACGGCAATTTTCAGGTTCCAGTCCGCCGCATACTTTTTGAATCTCTGGGTGGCGGTCTGCTTCGCCGGGAACAGATATTCATCCTCCGACTTGTCGAGATATACCGTCCGATCGTACAGCGTGAGGATCATCCGCTTCACCCCATTGTTGGAGGTTTCCACTTCCCACACGACAGCCGGGTGCAGCAGGGGAACATAATCCTTCTTACCATACGGAATACCGCTGATCCGGATCGCCATTCCCGGCGAGATCGGCGGCAAATCCGGCGTGACAACCAGATTGACGGTTCCCTGATAAGCGACTTGTTCAAGCGAATCCCGTAAACTGATAGCTTCCACCAAGGGAGATAAATCGTATTGATCCTGCAAAATCACCTTGTAACTCATGACAGCACCAGCTTCTGGCCAGGCTTGATGGCGTTCGGATCTTTGCCGATCATTTTCTGATTCAGCTTGTAGATCTGGTTCCATTTCGAGCTGTCCCCGAGCTCCAGCTTGGCGATTTTGGAAAGCGAGTCTCCTGCCTTCACGGTGTACGTCTTGTTCTTCTCCTTCATGTCGGCCCGGGCCTTTTTATTCGTTCCGGCAGCCCCGCTGCTGCTTGCTGTTTTGGCCACCTTCATTTCACTCCATGTCCGGAGCGTGATGTCAAAATACACATCCCCAACCTCCCCGCCCCGGAACGTGGACTGATGGGAGGCGACGTACACCGGAACGTTCACCGCCGTCCTGGTAATGACAAATTGCAGCGGTGTTTTATACGCCAGAAACTCATTGAGTTTGTTCATCGCGGTTTGCGGTTTGATATGATCTCTCTCATGGCCTTTACAAAAGGCTGCATCATATTCTTGCGGGAAAAAGGAAGAGAACGATATCTCCTTAATCCGATTCCCTTGCGGAAAATCAAACTCTCCATAGTTGAGAATCGTGGCCGTTTCCAGTCCCTTTTGCCTTGAAATGGTTACCTCTTCCGGATTAACCGGGAATTGGAATGTCATGCCTTTACCGTTCTTCAAAATAAACTCCACCTTGGGCCCCTCCTTTCTGTATGGATGCCTTCGGACCCGCTTCATACTGCCGTTAACCATCATCTTCAATAGGCCATCGGAGTCGGCTTCCGGTTCTGGGCTGCTTTGCTGAATTCGGCTCTCAGTCGCTGCCCGACTAGAAGGATCAATCCTTCCACATCGATCGGGTGCTCCTCATGCACCGTTACCTGTACCGCGCCTGAAGGTAGATTGTAATTCACGGTTGTCTCTGTTTTGAAATCCATCAGCAAGCCGGATATCGTGCTCATCTGCTCCGGACTGATCTGAACGGATTGCGGGGACGTCGGCTTCCCTGCAAAAGCTTGGTTTTGCGCTGCACTCACGGGTGGACCTAAAGTACTCATGCTTGTAGCATGGCTAGGCGGCATATACGGGCCGTATGTCGGGTTCAATGTTGGATTCGGCAGCAGCGGCTTGCTGAAATCAGTCGGCGCTGGTTTCGGGATGATGGGAGCCGGAAGGGCAGCTGCACTCGAAGGGGGTTCCTTCGGTTGAGCAGCTTCCTTGTCTTTTTTCCCGAAGGAAAACGTTTTGGAGAACCATTTCGACACCGTCTCCTTACCCTCGTTGAATTTATCACCGATACCGGTAATGGCGCCGCCCACCTTCTCGCCAATAAAGCTACCTACGGTGCCGCCGAGCGTTGAGCCGATCATCGTGCCTGCAACCGGGATCACGGAGCCGACGAGGCCGCCGATGGTGCTTCCGATGCCGCCGCCGACGGTAGAGCCTATCGCTTGGTTTCGTTCTTTTCCCGGTTTAGCGATAGCGATTGCGGTCGCATCGGCTATAAAACTTAATGGGCCAAGTGCGCGTTTACCAAGCCCCTTCATCAAGCCGGAGCCTAGGCCGCTTTTGCCGGCATTTTTCACTGCATTTGCTCCAGTGCTACCGTCAGCTGCCTGTTTTACTGCATCTGATCCTGCACCCGTCTTGGCAACGCTCGCCGCGCCTCCGGATACGATGCCGCTGGCACCGCCACCAAATATACCCTTGGTAATATCCAAAACACCCTTGATTGATTTCACTGCTCCAGATCCCGTGTTGCCCGCAGTTTCTATGAAATCTCCCAGTGTTTCAGCTTTGTTAAAACGCTTACCCCATTTGGTTAGTGGCTTATCTGCTTGGCTACTCGGGGTCGTAGCAGCCTGGTTTTGACTGGAATTGGATCCACGGCCGCCCCCCCTTCTGACCCCATTCGGCCTAGGCGCCGTCCTAGGGGCAGGTTCAGGGGCCGGTTTATCTTTACCCCATGCTTCGCGCATCTTAGTTCCTTTACCATATAGTTGGCCCCCGTTTTTCATGGTAGAACCAATCGCAGTTATAGTACCAAAAACATTCAGAGCAGTATCCCATCCAGATTTTTTACCGCTCCCGCCGCCTCCAAGCTGAAGCGATCCAAGCGCATCCGTAAGCTTATCCACCGCCGTCGTATTCGCATTCAGCGCAGCGATCATCGGAGAAAAATCAAGCCCTGCCGCCCGCAAATCCACCTGAACGATCGCCTCGATCTGCTTCTGCACGCTCAGATTTAGATTCGTATCAATCTGCTTCTGCACATTCAGCTTCACATTCGCCGAGGCCTGAATAACTTGCGACTTCACCCGCTGCATTTTGGCCAGCAGATTGTCCAACCCCTTCGAGGCGCTGTCCTTCAGCACGATTTCAGGTGCCATGCGGGTACGTCCGATTCGCATGACACGTCCCTGGATCCGCTCAAAATAACGCTCCATCGCCCGCAGCTCGCGGTTGGCCTTGATCACGTTTTTCGGATCGATGACCAGATTCATGCGGTAGTTCATGGCTTCAGCCATTTCGTTTCACCTCCTGTTCACTTCAAACTCTGACCGGCCATGCCCTCGATCTCCTCCTGGGAGAAAGCGAGCAGCAGCAGGCGCTCGCCTCGCGGGAGCCGCCAAAAATCTCCGGGACGAAGGTGATGCCGGACCCACAGATGATACAGCATCGTCGTCATTCCCCCGGAGCCGATCAGTTTTTTAGGTCAGCAATCTCAACCCCGAAGCCGGACAGCTCCAGTACTTTATCGCCTACGGCATCCAGCTCTCCGGCCAGCAGCATGCGGCGGACCGCCTGCTCTCCGCCCGACAGCTTCAAGCGGCTTGTAATTCGCGGATCGCCCCAGCCGCTAAGCGTCAAGCCCTTCACCGACAGACTGCTCGTCGCTTCGGAGATGAGCAGCGCATTAAAGGTTTCGGTATCCACCTTCTCGTCCACTGTGCCCTTCACCGTCCGGCGAACCGTGCAGCGCTCGCGGATGCTGTCCACCTTGCTTGAAGTCAAACCCTGCAGCACCATCTGCATATCCAGCCGCTTAATGCGTACCGTTTCCTCCGGCAATCTTTCCGCCGCCTCGAACAGACTGTCCAGAATTTGCTCCTCGCTCATGTTCTCGTGTAAGCTCATGTGTATATCTATCTCCTTCACTCATAAAATAGTAGCCCTAAACTCAGCGGGCGACGTTCGCCCGAACCAGACACGCCATGCCGGGCGAAGCCCCGCTTATTGACCGCTCTCAAGCCGTGCTTAAGGTAAACAGCCCTTAATCCCCCTGAATCGGATCCAACAGCTCGTACCCCTCAAAGGTAAACGAGGTTTCCTCCTGCACTTCCTCGCCGGCCGTCCAGTTGGCCAGCTGGATTTTGTCCGGCATGCAGCGAATCAGGCGAACGCGCTCATGGCCGTAGGATTCGGGATCGTCCAGCTTGGAGATGATATCGAATTTGGTGAAGCCGCGGGAGATCATATCGGAAGTGACCTTGTACCCGCTCATCGTGCCGGTTCCTTTTTTGCTGCCGTTTTTGTGCACCGTCCAGTCGTTGCCGACCAGCTTCAGTTCGCGCTTCTCCAATTCCACGCTGGCTTCCAGCTTATTAATGTGCGTCTGCCATACCCCGTCGATATATGCCTGGCCGTATGTCCCCATAATGACTCTTGAAGCATCCAACATATTAAGTTCCTCCTCGATTTCGTTAAGTTTTTAAGAAAAACGTTTATGGACGTGCATCCACAAAAAGGCAATTCGGTTCTCATCTTAAATGTACTGATCGCTCTTCTCGTTATTGCACGTAAAACGTACCGAACAGCTGCTCCATCACGTCGGTCAGCTTCACGTTCCACTGCAGGAAGACCTGGTCCGGCTCCGGCGTGTTCACGGCGGAATCGCCGTAGTAGGCCGGATCGAGAATGACGTCATAACCGTCCGGCTCGATGACATTGCTCAGCGACAACGAAGCGAGATATTCCTTCACGGCGCCGATCAGCGCGAGTCGGCCTTCCTCGGTATTGTTCACCTTGCCGATGTAGGTCTGTTCCGCGGCCAGCTGCAAATCCGCATGGATCGCATCCATCACGCGGATGGAACGGATTTTTTTCCAGGCATTGTTTTGGGCTTCCGCCGGATTCACCAGCGTGTTGATGCCGCGCAGCGCCTTTACCTGACGACCGTCGTAGAACAGGACGAATACGCCATTGCGTACGGCCTGCTCCTGCTCGGAGCGCGTCCAGCGGCGTGTCACGTCCTCGAATGGCGTTACCGCGTATGTAGCGGATTGGTTCAAGCGCTGACCGGCAATAAGTCCGGCTACGTAAGCAGCCGTCTGCGCGGAACTGTAATTCACGCCGGATAGACGCACGCCCGTACCTACATTGATGATTCCTTCATGGTTTAATGCAAGCGACCGGTCTGCAGCCAGCTTGGCTGCATCCTTGGAGATGTCGTCCGCAGCGCTGCCGCCGAATACGGCCATCACGCCGCGTCCTTCTTGACGGAGACGCTTTACCCAGGCCGCAAAGCTCTGCAGCAGAGCCATATCCGCAGCGTAATCCAGGGCGAGTACGTTAAATTCCTGGCCTTCGACTGCATCCAACATCTCGACATAATCTGCATTCGTCAGACCCCCGTTGCCGCTCTTGCCTCCGGACAGCGCGGCTCCGTTCACGTCAGCGGGAACGCCGGACGTGTCCAGTGCGATTGCCGTCACCCAAAGGTTCTCGGCATCTTCGTTGATCTGCGCCGCCATCGACGCGGCGGATCCGTCCGGGCTGGAATAGGTGCCAAGCAGCTTGGCGCCTTCATAGAGGCGAAGCTCGCGTGCGGCCGGGTCGATCAGCGACGGCTGCACCGTTACGGTGAAGCCGTTGCCACGGCTGCCCGGGTATTTGGCCTCAAGCTTCAGCACGTCCGAAGTCGCAGCTTCCGCATTTTGAAGCGTCACGCTAGCCGCTGCCGCCGTATTGTCCGCCAAACGATAAGCCAAGAGCTTTTTCGGACCGCCGAGCAAGGCCAGATAAAGCGTCTCGTAAGCGGTAGCACCATTCTGGCTATCCGCGGAATACTGCTCGGAAATCGCGAACTCGCTTCCGATCTCCACGAACTCCCGCACCGGTCCCCAATTGGCTTTGACCGGCACGACGACCGTACCGCGACTGCCACCCTGAACAACCGACGCGGCTGCTGCCTTGAAATTCATATACAAACCCGGCAGTACCGGTTTATTCGTGCTTTCCCATGTTCCACCTGCCATGATTAGACCACCTTCGCTTTCATGAATTGTTGGATTCTTTCTTTGACCTCGGTTACCGTGAACTGCTCTCCATCTGCCCCATACATGGCACCCGCAAGCACTTCCGCCCGAACCTGGAACAGTTCATGGGCGTGTGCTTCAAGTTCCGCCAAGGCATATCGGGGAGCGCTGCTCCCGGGAGTTTCGGATTTGAGTGTTTTTTTCACAGCCATATTGGCCACCTCACTTTAAGATAGGATGAATGTTAACGCGCCTGATCAAGGCGGCTTCCTCCGGCGAACGGTTCTTCCGCTGGGCCAGGGTCAGCTTAATCTGACCGTCCAGAATGGGATCGGCCTGCATATCGGAGGAAATTTCCGCAACGGATAAAAAACGGCGTTCCTGTAAGTCCAGAACCAGCTGGACCTGGGTGCCAAGCTCCTCCACCAGCCTTGCAGCCGTGAGCTGCTCGTCCGCGGAATCCAGGGAGGCGATATGCCCGATAAAGGTTTTGCGGACTTCGAACATCGAAGCTCCCGCCATTCGGGTCTCGCAGCCGGTCATCCGCCATAATACGGCGTGATCCTCCCGCCCCGCAGGCCATGCCGTATGGTAGATGCGCCAAGGACCACCCAGCATATCTCCTGTCCAGGCTGTCAGCGTGTCCAGCCATTCATCCGGCTGTCCGACGGAGCCTGCCCCGGATGCCTGCGGCATATAGATCCCGAATCGCAAGACCCGGATCATGCTGCCTGAAACAGGATCAAGCTTGTCGGCCTCCGGAACACCCAAATAATGAAGCTTGAATGCATTTCCGTCGGCTCCGGCAACCCGCTTGCGGTGAAGTCCCTGAATGAGTAGATCCGCCGATCGATCCAATTGCGGCAGATCGGAACGATCCCCATGCAGCTTCAATCGCACCACCTGCCGGTACCCGGCCCATGAGGATTTCCAGACGTCCTCGCCGAGCGTGATCACGGCATATAGCGGTTCGCTTACCCCGTCCGGCGGATGCACGTCATATACATGGCCGTCAAGCTCCGGAATGAGGAATGCAACGGCCTGTTTGACCGCCCCTCTCATTCCGCGGTTTGCCGGACGCTCTCCGGTCGGCCATAGGACAGCCAGCTGCTCGCGACGATCACATGCTTGTGCAATATGACCCCCTCCTTTCTTTTCGTATAAAGAATCGGAAATGAGACGCCCCAGGCATCAACCGCAGCAAAAAACCGGTCCTTCTCAAGGCCGGCTCACATCGACTGTGTGTGTGTTCGGTACGCTCTGTTTTGCTTCATTTCCGATAATACAATCTTACACCCCTAAATCGGATGCGCTGACGCCTTATGGGACGGTTCATGCTGAACTTTAAGCGGAATGTCGGCGGAAAATAGTACGAACCTATGTTCGTATTTATAGTTAATTTCCCAGTCTTAACTTGTTTTTTCCGTGAAATGCTGCCTTTCTATATTAGAAATAAAAAACCGGAGGACCTCCATTATGAGGTCCTCCGGTTTTGCGCGATGTGATGATCCGTGCTCGCGTTTGTCAGCTCATTTTGCTCTTGGCGGCTTTCTCCAATTCCTGCAGCTTCAGCAGTCCTCTGTCCGCCAAGGCCAAGGCCAGTTTATAAAAAGCCCGGGTTCGGATCTTCGTGTACGTGTCCTTGCTGACCGGCGGCTCGAGGATATGGTTGTACACTTTGTAATCGAATACGTCGTCCTGCTTCATGTACCGTTCCCGAATCAGGGTCTGCTCCCGCTCGCCAAGCCGTTCCACGATCGATTCGATCATTTCGCAATACTGCTTCCTGGCCGCCGGCATATCTACATTATATATGGCAACCGCTGCCGTTTGGTCCGAGGTGACGTTGGTCGGTCCGTGGAACCTCTCCGTGTAGGATGCGGTCACGCTCATCTCCCTGACTTCGAATGTAATGGTTCTATAGATGCGATATTTTTCGAATATCGCTTCAACGGCGCTTTGGGTCTTTCTGCGATCCAATTCCGGTAACAATGGATTCATTCGGAAACACTCCCCTTTTATTGTCATGGTCAAGCTTACAATTTGCCATTTGGCAGAAGTCGGTTCTTCATCTTATGTTCGCATATTGTTCGTATTTTTCATTAATATACCACTATTTGGAGACCGGCGTAAACCTTCAAATGGACGAACTATATAGAGGTATATGGGACATCCCTCTCGTTTTCTTGCCTTTTGGCAATGATGCTCTCTTTTATTTTACCTGTTGGCAAAGGATGAGGGTGCGTTTATACTATAAGTAGATGTTTCAGATGGACTATGGTGAGGAGTGGCCGGAACGTGGAACGCATATTTGGATCGTACTTGAAAGAGATGAGGGAGAACAAAGGCTGGAGCATCAATCAGCTGGCCCAGGCCGCCGACATCAGCGGATCGCAGATCTCGCGGATCGAGAATGGGCTGCGGGGCATACCCAAGCCGCAAACGCTGCGCAAAATGGCGGAGGCGCTCGAGGTTCCCTATGAAGAGCTGATGAACAAAGCAGGTTATCTGCAGCAGGATGCCGCCAAGCACGAAGAGATACCGGCTCCCGCTTGGGCAACCTCCAGGGATAAACGGGATTTCAAGAAAATGCTCGAGGATGACGGCGAGCTCATGTTTGACGGGGTCCCTCTGAGCGGGGAGGACAAGCAGCGCATCAAGGATGTCTTGACCGGACTGTTCTGGGAAGCCAAGCAGATGAACAAACGCAAGAAATAA